GAAGAAGAATCTGATGAATTTGAAATGGAAGACGAAGAAGGTTCTGAAGAAGAATTTGATGAGTTTGAAATGGATGATGAAGAAGAGTCTGACGAAGAAGGTTTTGAAGATGAAATGGGACAGGATGATGAAGTAATTGATTTTACACAAATGCCTGATTCTGATGAAACTCAAGATTTGTTATTAACAGTTTTCAAGAAAATGAAACCAGAAGATGAAGTCGAAATCCAAAAAGACGGGGAGTATGCACATTTGAAAGACGGTGACGATGAGTACCTTATTCCAATGAACGAATCTCGTGAGGATGATGACGATGACAATGACGACGAAGAATTTGAGTCAGAGTTAGAAGAAACTATCTATGAAATTTCTATGGACGACGAAACAGGTGAAATGGAAGAACAATGGCAAGGTTTGGCGGCTGATATGGCAATTGCCGCAGCACCAGTTATTGCTGACAAAATGTTTGGAGACGATGAAGAAGAAGAAGAAGAATTAGAAGAAACTATTTACGAACTTCACATGGATGATGAAGATGGTGAAGAAGATGATGATGAACTTCCTTCTCCTCCAAAAGAAGAAAGACCTGGTGGGATGTTCTATGAAAGAGACATGGATGTTGAGTATGAGGAGGAAGAAGAAGACGACGAATACGGAGAATTACCTATGGACGATTTAGAAGAAATGGATTATCAATCTGAAGAATATACAGAAGAAATGATGCATGAGACTACTAAACCAAAAGTTGGTAAGGGTGGTAAAATCGGAAAACCTAAATTTTCATACAAGAAAACTACTGGTGGTTTTAAAGAAAAAATGACAGCCGCTAATCCTACAAAAGGTACAGGTAAACCAAAGTTTGAATACAAAGAATCAACTAAAAAAATGAAGAAAGGTGAATTTAAAGAAGCTTCTCGTACATTAGGTTCAGGTTCAAAATTTAGAAAAGGTGGTCTACCGAAACCAGCCGCTCATTCGGCATTCAATATTAATATTGAAGAACACTATTCTTTGATGGAAGAAGTAGAAATGTTGAGAGCTAAAAATGAAGAGTACAGAAAAGCTTTGAATATTTTCAGAGACAAACTTAACGAAGTTGCTGTATTCAATTCAAATTTAGCGTACACTACAAGATTATTTACTGAACACACAACATCAAAACAAGAAAAAATAAATGTTTTAAGAAGATTTGATTCTGTAGAAACACTTAAAGAATCTAAAAATCTTTATAAAACTATTAAGGACGAACTTTCATCAACTACTAAAGGAAAAATCACTGAGTCAATTGAAAAGGTAATGGACAACGAACCAGTAATTACAGGTTCAGCTCAAAACTTAATCGAGTCTAAGACTTACGAAAATCCTCAGTTTATGAGAATGAAGGACTTAATGACAAAAATAATAAAATAAACAATTAATAAAAATCCAAAAATAAAATGGGAGCATTATTAGAATCAGGTCTTGTTGGTAACATCGGTCTTAAGCACCTTAAAGTTATCAAAGAGCACCTTAAAGTTATCAAAGAAGATACTATTAACAAATGGGACAAATTAGGGTTCCTTGAAGGTCTTCGTGGCCACCTAAAAGAAAACGTAGCACAATTATATGAGAACCAAGCTTCTCACTTAATCAACGAAGCTACTTCAGACGGAAATTCAGGTTCATTTGAAACTGTTGTTTTCCCGATTATCAGACGTGTATTCTCTAAATTATTAGCGAATGAAATCGTTTCTGTACAAGCGATGAACTTACCAATCGGTAAATTGTTCTTCTTTGTACCAAAAATCCAAGGTTACACTGGTACAACTCAGTTAACTAATGATACTACATCTCCATGGGCTCACAGAGCACCTGTAGGAGCACCTGGTAACTATCCTGGTGACCCAAATGCAGGTTATAATGATGCTGCAGCTTTCACTAAGAATCTTTATGATTTGTATTATGAAGGTAATGAGGCGGCTTTAGACCCACCTGGATTGTATGATTACTCAAAAGGACGTTGGTCAGCAACTACTGCGGCTACTTACACTCAAGTATGGACAGGACAAAGATTAGTACAATCAGGTTATCCAAGTACTACTTACAGAAAAGTAATCGTTTCTTTATCTGGTTTCAGTACTTCAGGTGAAGGTAGATTAGTTGGTCCTGAAGGTAACCAAATGGATACTGAGGATTTCTTAGCAAGTTTACGTTTAGTTTCTTCAGCAAATACACAAAACCCATTATTGTTCAGAGTTGTTACTCAACAATACGGTCAAGGTATTGTTAACTACGGTTCACAAGCACAAGCCGCTTGGCCAACTCAAGGTAACGGTGGTTACTACAATAACATTTGTAGTGCATCTGGTGTTATCTACTTAGAAGTTGATTTAAGTGTACCTTGTTCTGTAACTGATAACAGTTTAGATGGTTATTCAGGTTCTACATTCGCAGCTGACACAGCTACTGGTTCTATCATTGCGGTTTATAAAATCTATGAAGAACTTGAGTTTGAAGACGCTATCGGTGAAGTTTCTTTTGAATTAGATTCAGTAACTGTTACTGTAACTGAAAGAAAGTTAAGAGCTCAGTGGTCTCCTGAATTGGCTCAAGACGTTGCGGCATTCCACAACATCGATGCTGAGGCTGAATTAACAGCTTTATTGTCTGAACAAGTTGCTGCTGAAATCGACCGTGAAATCTTACGTGACTTACGTAAAGGTGCGGCTTGGCAATTACGTTGGGATTACAACGGATGGAAGAGAGGAACTGCAGCTAACCCATTAACTCAGTACACTCAAAAAGACTGGAACCAAACATTGATTACTGCAATCAACCAATTGTCAGCACAAATCCACAAGTCAACACTTCGTGGTGGAGCTAACTGGATTGTTGTATCTTCTGAGGTTTCTGCAATCTTCGATGACTTAGAATACTTCCACGTATCTAACGCTTCTCCTGAGCAAGACCAATACAACATGGGTATTGAGAGAGTTGGTACTTTAGCTGGTCGTTACCAAGTATACCGTGACCCTTACTTCCCACCAAACCAAGTTTTGATTGGACACAAGGGTACTTCATTACTTGACACTGGTTACGTTTACGCACCATATGTACCTCTACAATTAACTCCAACTATGTACAATCCATTCAACTTCACACCTATCAAAGGTATCATGACACGTTACGCTAAGAAGATGGTTAACAACCGTTTCTACGGACGTATCACAGTTGACGGTGTACGTACATTTGACTTGAGAGAGTTAAGATAATCTATCTTAAACCAAATATAAAAAGGTCAGAGAAATCTGACCTTTTTTATTTATTAAACTATTTATAAAATATTAAATAAAAATTAAGAAATACAATTATGGCAATATTAAGTGCAAATACATTCTATAACTACACTAATGAAAAGCAAGGAGCGTTTAATGGAGGTGTTTACTCAGGTAGTACACAAGTTCCACATCCTATTGCGGGTAGTCCGACAAACTCTAATGACATTATAGTTGATTATAGTGCGGTTACTTTAGGGGGATTTAATGGTTTAAATAGTTAACAATTATAATTTAATTGTTAAGATAAACTATTCATTATATTTTCAATCTTAGATGCACTTCCAGAAACTGCACTATTTCTTCTTGACTGAACCGCAACTTTTTTAAGTTCAGATACTGACGTATTACCTTTTTGCACCTCTTCATTAATTGCGTTTGCAAATTTTTGAAAAAATCCTGAGCCATTCCAAGAAGCGTATATAAAGTGGAATAATAACGCGTTACTTTTCATAACAATATTTTTAGCCTCAGGAGATAAGTATTTATCGGCAAGTTTATTAAAATGAGGCTCCATTATTTTAACCACCAGGTCTATTAGTTTTTGTTCTAAATTACCACCTCTATAATAACGTTTCCAAACTCTTCTATTTTTATTCCCATCAATCAAATTCCAAAATTCAACACCGGCATTGCTTGTATTTAATGTTCCTCCGTGTTTCCTATCAATTCCAAACATAGTTTCACCTGAGTCACCCATTCCTGAAGATTTATGCCATTGTGGGTTAAAATATCCACCTTCTAATTTATTAATAACTAATTCAGTCATTTTTTTAAAATCTCCTGATATTGT